TGGTTCGTAAGAGTATCTAACTTTATAGATAGCATCATCTTCTTTTGATGTTTTATCAGAATACTTGATTTCAGCCATTTTAACGGACTCATCTTCCTCTTGGTATATCTCACTATGGATTAACTCCCAATCATCGCTTAAAACCTCTCCTAAGCCCTCTAATTGAGAATACAAGTCTTCGCCTTCTTCATCTGAAAAGTCTCCAGTTGGTTCATCAGCAGATAATTTCTCTCCTGTTTCTTCTTCTCTCTTAATTTTAGTCTCTATATTGTCTAACTCTGTAAACTCTATAGGTTGTAATGTTGTAAAGTATAAGTCTTGGTGTATATTGTTAAATTCAAGTATCTCTGTTAATCCATAAATAATACCATCTTGTAAAGGTCTAATAATAACATTATCCATTAATACTGATGCTGTACGTAATTCTTCTGCATTGTTACCAAATCCTGTATTATCTTTAATACCTAATAAGATTGGAGATACAATACCGTGACCTAACATAATCTTCTCTCTTGCTTCATCAGATAAGAACTGATATTGTGCGTGAGCATCTGGCAAGTGAATAGCTTCTATATCAGCTTTTGTTTCAGCAGATTCATTAAATGCTATAATTGCTTTACCTGTATTTGAACTACCAGAAAACTTTTGATTTATCTTAGTCTCTATACTTGCTTGAGTTTCAGCATTAGGAACTCCATTATTAAAGTTAACAAATAGACTAGGTTGTAAACCATTTTGTATATTAGATATATGGTAATTAGACACTTCTGATTCTAATTCAGTATACTGTAAACAAGCTTGATAATCTACAGTTGCATAATAGTAAAAACCACTTCTATAAGGTTTAAAGATATAAAGCTCATTAACTTGACCTTTAGTTCCATTTCCAAAAGTAGGTATCCTTTTAGGAGTATCTGAAGTTTTATACTTTTTCCAAGAAGGGTGATAGTGATATGCTTTTATTTGACCTTTAGTAGCCTTCTCTGCTCTTAATGTTTCCATAGGAAAGTGAGAAACCTTTAATATCTTAGTTTTAGCTTTGTTGTAGGTAATTTGCATAGCTCCTTGACCTAACAACTTGTAATCATTAACAAGTCTTTTAATCTCTCTAGGTCTAAGTAATTTCTTCATCCTAACATAGTCAGCAGGGAACACGTCTGAGTTAGTAGATTCTAAACCTCTACCATAAATCATATCAATAATACCATTTATACATCTACCATTAGTAGGACTATCTATGTATCTATCAATTAGATTATCGTAATAATCATTGTTTTCCCCAAAAGAAACCCAGTCTTTATTGTGAACCTCTTCTATTGAAGGCGTTTGATAAGAAGACATATTAACAACTCTAATACTATCCTTATAAACTTTACTTGGTTTATTGTCTTTTTTTATGCTCATTATATTATGTATGTATTATCGTCTGATTCACTAAAAGGTTTATAGATTGTACCGTTACCTATCTTATGTTTATTCGTTTCTCTTTGTAAACTTGTTTGAGATGTAACGTATATCTTGTCTCTGTACCATAAATCACTATCTTTAGTAATCTCTAGGTAATACGTAGAATCTTCTTCAAGAATACTTGATTGAAATTCTATTATAGAAAAACCTTTAAGAGTAACAACTTCTGGAATTACTATAGATTCCTCTTTACCATCTCCATCTCTTCTAATACGCATAGTAATAACACCTCTTAATGCAACGCTTCTTGGTGCTATTGTGATTTTTTGAACTCCTGTTATTGGTTGTAGTATTAACATATTGAGATAACTAAAAATTAATATTTTGTTTTAATTAATAAGAAAACCCCACCGAAATGGTAGGGTTTAATAATTTAAGATAGTTAATTGTTATACTCCTTCAACAACAGTAAATCCAACAGATGCTAACTCTCCGTCAATAAAGTTAGCAGGTATTTTCTCCATACCAGTAAAGCTTAAAGTGTATCCACTCATATCTCCCATAGCACCACCAGTAACAATAGTACCTCCAGTTACGTCAGCTCCGTGTTCTAATCCAGATAAGAATCTATTTCCGTTATTATCCTCAATAATTACGTGAGGTCTTCCGAAAGATAACAACTTAATTGTATTATGGTCTTCTTTGGTTAATTTTTTAAGAGATAACTCTAATACTTGCTCGAAAGCAGTAGTTCCATTCTCTCTACTTGATTGAATGCTTTCGGTGTACGTTGAGCTACCTCTAACGTCAAATTTGTAAGCACTTGGAGAACCAGCAACAGCATCAATTACATCAGTATCGGTAGCATCATAAGTAACACTTGTGATGTCTCCGTAATTTACGAAGTACACCGCGTTTATTCCTCCAACGCTATCCTTGCAAGGCTCTAACCTTCCGTTTGCAATATCACAACTCATAATTTATGTTTTATTTTAGTTAATAAAAAAAGGGATAGGCAGTTAAACCGTCTACCCCCTTTTTCGTTTTATTTATTTGTTACTATGCAATTCCGTAAGTTACGATATCAGCAGCAACTACGTATTGAACACCTGCAGTAAATCTCATAATTACTCTTACATTTTGAGAACCATCAAGGTCAGCCATATCTAAAACTCTAACTTCTTGAGAATCTGATAATAAACCAGTTCCAAAGTGTAAATTATCTTTAGTGGTTGCAATCATTTTATCAGAAGGTAATCCGTTAGCCATAAATATCTTTACTCCATCAAAAGATTCGATATTGATATCTTGGTTGTTTCCTTGAACACTACCACCAACAGTAGCTAAATGTCTCTTGTATGCTTTAAATACATTTTGTGGAACGTAAACGTGTAAATCATCTCTTCCATACAAAGCAGCTGGAATAGCATCAATAACTTTACCTAATTCTACAACAACATTTGAAGCATCTACAGCAGTACCAACTACAGCGATTTTACCAGCATCAGCAGCTAATAGAGTAGAGAATCCATCAAATGAACCTTCAGCTACAGCTCCTGCCCATATGTTTTGTTCGTTCTTTTGTGCAACTTTTCCAGCAACATAACCGATTAAATACTCTTGGAAAGAGCTTGGTAAGTTGTCAAAAGCAGAGTATCCCATTTGGATAGCATCCCAGTCAGAACGGAAATCTTTCTTACATAATTCTAAGTTAACTTGTAACTCTTTAGGTTGTAAGATTCTTTCAGTTAATGTTAAAGTAGATGTATCAGCGAAATCACAAGAACCGTCTTTTACGATACCGTCTAATTCCAATCTTTTTACAACTTCTTTGAATTTCACATTTGGTCTGATAGTTAAACCTCCATTTGCGATTGTGTTACCTGCTAAAAGTGCAGCAGAAATGTATTTTCCTGCAAATTCTCCAGCATAAGTAGTAGTAATACTTGTAGTAGTAGCCATTTTTATATAGTTTTAATTGAATAACATTCTATTGACTCTTTGTTCTGTAGTCATAGATTTGTTTGGTTTTGATAATAAATTCTTTTTAGTTTCGATTGCCGCTTCTGGAGAATGGATTACTTCTTCCGCTTCTTCAGATAACTCAACTTCTTCCTGCTTAGATAATTCTTGTGGAACTTCTTTAGTTTCTGGAGATGACTTATCTTCAATTAAAGCGTTAATCATAGATAATAATTCTAGTTTAAGTGCTGATAATTCTTCAGATGTAGCGTAACTTGCTACTGGTGCTTCTGCCACCTCGTCAACAATTACTTCTTCTTCAGTTTCTTCAGCAAGTATAACCTCCTTTACTTCTTCTTCGGTAGATAACTCTACCACTTCCTCTGTAATAACATCTTCAACCTTTACTTCTTCTTTAGAAAGATTTAAAAGCTCTTTAACGCTATTAAGGATTTCTGTTGCTTTCATACTTATTGATTTATATTAATATAACTATTCATAAATTTAATGTCTTGTTTTTACTCTTCAGTCTCTTTGTATATCGAGCCTATACCTTGCTTCCAATATTCATCAGACTTACACTTCTTACCATCTTTATCACAATCAATAGAGTAGGTATTCTTACATTTACAATATACTGCTCTAGCCATCGGATAATAATTTTTTAAGTTCACTTAATATATTTTCAGCCTCAACCTCTTCAACATCTTCCGCCCTGTCACTAAACATACCTTCAATACTTAATCCTAAATACTTTCCAGACTTAACATCTTTCCATACCTCATCATTATCTATTTTCATAGTAACTGCCCAAGCACCTTCTACAGCGTTTAATCCGTATAAAGCAGTCTTATCTTTTTCTGGGTCTTCTACTATCCAAGACTCTATTACAGATACACCACTTGTCATTTTCTCATCGTGTTCTAACGTAGCATTGTTTAGTTTAAGGCGTTTTAAATATAGCTCAGAAGCTTTTCTTACCGTTTCTTTAGAGAATATGATATTGTACTCAGTCTTACCGCTACGTCTATAAATAGGCTTATCTGGAACTAAAGCTAAACCAACTATAATTCTTTTTTCGGTATCTACAGTTTTAAATTCTACCTTATGTTTACTTAATGCAACAAAGTTCTCTTCTATTGCAGGAAATTCAACTAAAGAGATAGCCTCTATACCATCTTCTTCTCTAGCATCATCTATAAATAGTTCATAAGTTTCTAATTCGTTCATATCTATTATTTTATATTATGTTAACTTTATTAATTATAATTGTTTTATTTTAGGTACTTGCAGATGTTGATATAATACCGTCTAATTGCTGTTGATTAGTTACATCTCTTGCTACAACATAAGCTTTCAAGGGTTTGTCAAATTGAGACTGTATAGCACTTAACAGTATGTTATCATTAGACCTTCCGACTATGTTAAACGAAGGCTCTGCTCTTGCACTTCCACCACCACCTCCACCATTATTAGCAGGTGTTGATGGAGCTGTTGTTTGAAACGTGGTTCTCGCAATAGCTGCTACTTTTGCTAGTCCAGCAGCTACCGCTATTCCTGCTGCTATCTTTGCTCTTATAGGAGAGAAGGGGTCAAATTGCATTTGAGATAAATAGGCTTTTTGTGCTGCCATATAAGTATCTGCTATTGTCATAGCTATATTAAATGCCTTAGTAACTTTAAATTGCTTTCTCGCTATAGCTTCTTGCTTAACCCTTAGTTTCTCGTCATTTTGAGCTATTTGATTTTGAATATTTGCTCTTTGGTCTTTAGATAGGTTTTCATTATTTAATCTATTATTTAGCTCTGCATTTATAGCATTAGTTTTATTTTTTTCTATAGTTAGTTCTCTTTCAAACTCTCCATCAATAAAATCTGTAAGACCAGACATTAAGGTTTTGTAGTGCTTAATAAATTCAGCTATTTCATCGTAAGGTGTGGTTATTTTTGGAGTTACAGGTATTATTATCTCTCCTACTATATCCGAATTAGTAACAAGGTCTACAAAACCTACTATTTCCCTATAAAGAGTATCTACATATTCTTTAGCCACAACATCTGCAGGCTTATCTTTACCTTTACCTTTA